TTCCGGATAAATCCGTCGACGCCTAATTGAAGCATAAGATTAAGGGTCGGTTCAATCGCAATAGGACGGTCGGTACGACCGTCCTTTGGGACAAAACAGACACGATTATGATTGACAATGTCGAAGACTCGGGACCAGAAAAGGTCCCAGTCTAAGATCCTCCACGCCGGGATATCAAACCGGCGACGGTAGGAATCCTCTAAGGCACCAAGCCATCGAGGATCTTGCATGATCATACGTCGCGCAAGGTGGGCACAACGCGAAGTAACAGTGTACGGCCACTGAGAGTACTTATAATAAGTACTCACTTGACCGTCGACTGTCGCCAGCGTTGACCCAGGACCGTGACGGGCGTCTATACTAAGTTTATCAAACTCTGGGAGGGATTCCCCTAAAACCAGAGCTATGAAGTGTCGTGCCCTAACAAGGACATTGACATCATTGTCTCTTAACCTATCCATTGGAAGGCCATGGAGAGAATGAACTTCACGGAAACCAGTCTGTTCTAGTCGATCCCGCAGAAATTTTCCGCGAGACCGATTAAACTCTCGACAAGCGAAATCCGCCGCTTTGAATTTCTTCATAGCAGTAGAAACACGCTGACTCGAGTCAGACTGGAACTGATACTTGTATAGCAAACGACTCAGCTGATATTTAGCCACCCAATCTGGGTGGTAAGCACCACCGGCAGAAGCCAGACACTGCAGGCTCCACCGCTCGCTGAGTTCCAGATAACCATCATAATCCCGCAATCGCAGGATCGATGATAGTTCTTGGTACTCAGCTTCGGTAAGTGAGTCTCGGAGATCGGCCAGAAGCCGACCGAAGACTTCCCAAGGATAGTCCTTCGGAAGCCGTGAGGTCAACATTATGCTGACCCCAGACTTATGATACATGTTATATTCCATAACTAGTCAGTACAAGATGTACTAGTCTTTTCTGTGTTCCTTAAGAAACTGGAGAATTTCTTCTTTACAGTAGATTAAGAAGCCACGAACGAACCAAATAGTGATTCGCCTGAAAAGGCG